CATCAATGTCAGGGTTGTCCATGGGCGGTGTCATTGTCCACAGCGTACGTGGGAACTTGGCCCCTGACATACGGCCCATGACAATGTTCAGGCTGTCAATCGCCGCATCTTGCACCTCATCGCCCCAGCACCAACCAAGTTCAATACCTCTTATCATTGTTTCGATGCTGAAGGTGATTACCTGTGCCCCGTTCATAAACGACCAAACGCCGTTGTGCTTTTCGAACTTTGACTTGTAGCCGAAGTACCTTTCAGGGTCTTTGTTGGCCACGTAATGTTCGCCCTTGAATAGCCCGTAGGCCTCCAACACCCCAATGAATTCGGATAGCGTGGCGGTGTTTAACTGGCTAACCGTGTTGCTGAAGATGCCGCCCTTTATCTCGGGCTGATGAATGATGTTATGCAGGGCCCAATGTGCCCCCGTTATGGTTTTGCCCGAACGAATGCCACCGACATAAGCATACAGCCGTTCGGTTTCGCTTGCGGTTAATGTTTGATGCTGCTTCGGGTTTAAATTATACTTCTTCATCGTTTTTCACGATGTTGAAAGTAAAGTTACTCGGCCATTTCACGTTGTCCCGCTTTTCTTCATGCGGCCTGTTGTAGCCCCTTGCTTTGCCTTTGCTGTTTAGGTAGAAAATTATCGCAACGGTGTCCCCCTTGTTGATGCGGTCAATTAGCTTGTTTTCGACAAAGTCAAGTTGAACCTCCATAATTTCATCAACCTTGGCCTTGTATTCTTCATCCAGCTTTACCCATTCGTAGTGCGTTACCCTTGCAACACCTACCGCCTTGCATGCCGTTGTAACAATGCCAAGCGACTTTTCAAGGGCTTCAAGCATCGCCTTTTTTTTAGCGTTCGTATTGTTCGCCATAGTTTTATTTCATTGAAACATTAAACCCTCGGCTTTTCAGTTCATCGAAAAGGTCTTCCAAGGTTATCATATCGGCCTCGACTATCAGGCTGTTTGCGTCTTGTTCTTCGGGTTCATCGTTGGGCAGTTCGGTATCAAAGCCCGGTATCTCCAGCCCCCACCTTGTCAGTTCTTCTGCGTCCCATTCGTTGGCCAACTGCTCCCAGTTCCAATCGCCATAGCCCACATTGTCTTTGATAACAAATTCATCCTTCTGTGCATCGGTCAAACCTTCGGCAACTACAACGGGCACCTCCTTCCATTTCAGTTCTTGCATCGCCTTTAGCCGCATATTGCCGCCAAGTACGGTCATGTTTTCATCGACCACTAAAGGGCGAAGAGTAGCCATTTCAGGAAACTCCACAAGCGAAGCAACCAGCTTTTTAAATTTCTCATCCCTGATAAATCTTGGGTTGCGGCTATTTCCCTTGACCGAACCTATTGGTACAAGTTTAACCATTTTTTATGATTTTGATTCCAGTATAGTCAATTTGTTCAATTTTTGGCGATATGCCTTGCCCTTCAAAGTATTCATCAACCGCAGTTTTTGAACCTTTCCAATGCCCGTAGTCATCAACAATCAAAACTCCGCCAAAGTTCAATTTAGGGTAAAGCACCTCCATTTCTTTTTTGGTTGACGCATACCAATCCGTATCGAGCCGAAGTAGTGCTAAGTTGCTTTCGTGTATGTACTTTGCACCATTAAGGGTAACGCAAACATCGCCCACAACAAAAGTCACGTTTACCAATGGAAAACTTGAACGGCTTATCGTTTCCCGAACCTCATCAATTGGGGAAATGCACATAACGTCTTCAAGTATGCTTTCTGCCTTTCTGCCGTTTAGGTCTTTGTCAATATCTTCAGGCGGTGTCATGCCCTGAAACGTATCGTACAAAAACACCTTTCGGTCGGTCATTTTGTGAAATGCAAGGTATTCCATGATTCCCAAAATGTTGCCACCTTTCCAAACGCCGCATTCTACGAAATCGCCCTGAATGTTGTTTGCCCTTATGTACTCAAGGGAATCATACAAAGCACCCATTCGTTCAACGCTGGTCATTGTGAACGGCGATACTATTTCAATAAACGTGTTCTTAACCATTTTGAATTGTTTGCTGAATCAAAAGTACGAATTGTTCAACGGTTCTCACAATGTGGTATTCGCCCCCGTGAATCAATGCCATCTTTTGCCATTCTTTTTGCCCTTCGCTTTGCGTACCCTTAGCGGTCTTTAGTTCGATGCCGTGTAACTTGCCTTTGTAAAAAAACAAAAGGTCGGGTACGCCAGCAATTACGCCCATGCCTTTTAGAACGCCCCCGTTTCGTTTGTCAATCGCTCGGCCATTGGTATGCCAAAGGTTGCAATAAAGGTCGGGAAACGCAGCCCTGAAGTACTTGACGCAAGCCAATTGTATTTGATGTTCAACGCTTTTCGGCATAATGCTTTGTTAATTTTTCAAGCCGCAGCCAGTAAGGTAGGTAAAGCGGGTTGCCCTTGTTTGATTTTAAATACGAAATGTGGGTATTGACAAAGGTACGCAAGCAAATTATCTTTTGGGAATCAATAAACGCAATCGGCTGGGCGGTGTCGAAATCGAAGCCAGCCCAAAACTCAGCAACGGTGTCGATATTCATGGGGATAATTTGTCCCCCCGTAGGGCAACTTGAATTCATGGTCATAAATCCTTAAAATCTTTTTCGTTAAGGTACTCCCGTATCTGCTCGGCAAGTAGAATCTCTTGCTCGCTTGCTGTTCTGCCGATGAAAGGGTTATTGCCGTACTTGGTAATATGCCTTAGCTTTTCGTAAAGGTCATGCAGTATCAAGAAATATTCCCCGCCTTTTAGGGCAAAGTTGGCCTCGGTTTCTTCTTCGGGAAGGTTGAATTTTAGAATTAGTTGGCTCATAGTTGCATCATTTTTGCATCATTAAAAGTACAAAGTAGGGTTAATGAATGGTTTATTGGTCATGGCTTTACCGAATTGCCCCAAAACGCTTTGCGAAGTTCATCGGCTTTGCTGGGCGGTGCATCAACTACCTTGTTAGCGATGATGCCTAACTTTTCGTAAATGCTTTCACGAAGATGCTCAGGGCATGGTATCGATGGCGGCTCGGCATCGGCTGGCAGTTGGGTTTGCGGCCATTGGGCAAAAGGCAAGATATCGAAAACGCCTCGGTTGTCATCACCGGGCATGATGATGGTTTCCCATTTTTTTAGGCGTGAAGTTAACCGTGCATCGGGCTGGCCGTCCGTCCCGAACCTTGACAAAATTTGGGACAAGGTGTTGTTTGAAATTATGCCTGTCAGGTGGTTGCTCTCCATTCGGCTTTCGATAATATCGTAGAGAATGGTATTCGCCCTGCCGTATGCACCAACGGCTTCGTCGCTGCCCACGTCATCAAGAATTAGGGCCGTGTACCGGGTCTTTTGAATAAACGCCAAGATGAATTCATCGGGGTTTTTCATTGCCGCATACTCCCGAAATAAGTGCCGCATATTGTAGTAAACGAATTTCTTATCGGGTTGGGCGGCCAAAAACAATTTGGTGTATATCGTTTTGCCTGTACCAGTATCGCCCGTTAAAAAGAACGGTGTGCCATTTTGAAAGGCGGTGCAAAGCTGCCGAACTGCGGCGGCACGTTCTTTCGTTAGCCGCATTTTATCGGGGCTGAATACCACGTTTGCAAGTTCAATTGCACGGCGGTCAAGTGTTGTTTCGTGTAGTGTTAGTTTCATAGCGGTAAAGTAAAATTAAGGTTTTTGTGTGTTAGGTTCATGCTTAAAATTGTGTTACGCCCTCGCTTCGGTTTTCAAGTTTCTTCAACCGCTCGGCACTCGCCTTGGCTGCGGCTATGGTTGCTGGGTCAAGCCAAGGTTTACCTGCTGGCAAACTTGTTGATGTGCCTTTGCTTTGCTTATCTTTTCGGGCGTATAGTTGTGCCCAACCTTTGTCGGCTGCGGCCATTATCGCTGCGTACATTTCGCTTTTGTTATGCCCTTGAATTTCGGCCTTTGAAATTTGCATCGACTTTTCGGTAATTACCTTTTTCTTTTGAAGCCATGTTTTCGTTACGCTACGCAAGTCGGCATCGGTTTTGAATTCGCCCAGTAAGTCATCAATAAAGTTTTCACGTGTGTATGTGCCCTTACACTCTTTATCTACTCTTATTCTACTCTTCTCTTCTCTACTCTTCTCTATTGAACATTCGTTGAACGTTTGTTGAACATTCGTTGAACGTTCGTTCAGCTTTTGTTGGGCAGATGCCTTGCCAGCGTTGGACATTTTTTGCCGCTTTTCGCTACCTTCAATGTACTGAATGGTAAGAAATTTAATGCCAATTTTATCGCCAATAACCTCAACCATTTTCAGGGCCACAAGGCGGTCGAAATAGCCATCGCATTCCAACTCGGCGTGTTCAACTGTCATCTCGCATTCGGCATTCCAATAGATGCAGCACAGCCGTAAAAATGCCACCTGAACCTCGCAAGATTGGCGGGATATTCTGCCCATCATCCAGTCGGCTGGGCTAAATTTAAACCAAGGTAGTTGTTTCATATCTTAATAAAAAAGCCATTTGGGCGGGGGCGGTAAAAGAAGTTAGAACTTGGCTAAGGTGGGCCTCATCTTCTACGCTACCCCCGAACAAACGGCTCGGTTAAATTTGGTTTTTACCTTTCATTGGCGTTCTAATGCCTTCACAAAAATACAAATTAAAACTAACATTACATTAATGGTGCAAGAAATTCAGCCATTACATGAATGCCGCTGCGTGAAGTTTTAATGTACTCGTATCCCTCTTTGAACGAAAGCGTATTGGCGATGTTCACAATTTCGTGCAAGAAGCCGTCCATTGCGAATAGCGGTTCATCGTGTTGGTATTCTACACTCCAGCCCGATTCATCGTTGTAAATGAAAAGCAACGTGCTGGGGCTTTCAAATTGCCAGCTGATAACAAAATCATTGTCATCGTTTAGGTATCGGTTCAGGTAGTAAAAATACGTATTGCCACCTTCAATGCTATCAAGGTACGGTTGGTTTGATATGCTTGCTTTGGTTGGCCGCACATCGTCCTTGTCAGGGTTCGTTAAATGCAGCATAAGGTCAAAGTCAATGCCAACCACGGCGATGTTTGCTCTGCGGCGTAGGTCGGTTTCTTCAACGGTCATTTCGTTCGTGCATTCGCCGTAAAAAGCAAAGCATTCGTCTTGAAAGCGGTAGCCAAGTGTAAAGTAGTGTTTCATGGTGTTTGTGTATTAAGGGGTTGAATGTTAGTAGGCTGCGACCAGTCAATTATGCACATTAAATTGTTGTGCTTTTCAACCCTAAAGCCATTCATTCTTAGCCTTTGAATATCTTCATTTGCAATCGGCTTATGTACCCAGCAGTACAATTCGCCTTGCTTGGCTTTGTCAATGCAGATGGCTTCGATTTCAGCCATTGAAATTCTTGGATTGCTGGTTGCCAAGTTGTAAAGGTGGTTTGCGTAAATCATGGTGTTTGTGTTTAGGGGTTAAAGGTTAGAAGGGGCGGTTGCCCGCCCCCGTTTCTTTTTTTTTTTTTTTTCTTTTTTTACATTAAATCGACCTGGGTTTAATTCTAAGTCACCAAATACCCAAGTCCTGGACATTCCGTTTTCGTGAGTATAAATCCTGTAAGCTGTTGGTTTTTCAATTTCAACTCCATAAAGAATTTTTTTCATAATTGGTTTTTTCATGTCAAATTCTTTTTCAATAGTACCTTCAATGGTGTAGTTGTTTTTTGTTTCTACTACCGTTGTTTCAAAAATTAATGTTGCGTTTTTCATAATTGTGTGTGTTTGTGTTATTGTGTACTGCAATAGTAAAAAGAATATCAATACCAAAATCAAAGCAGCAAGAATGCCCTTGCTCTTTTAACACTTTTTAACACTTGGCGGGGTTCGGCGGCATAAAAAAAGCCCAACATCGCTGCTGGGCCTCTTTTAACACTAACACACTATCTTAGAATGGCCTGTCATCGGTTTCTGCTACTTGTGGTAAATGGTTACCGCCTGATTCGGTACGCAGACCGCCAAGCAGTTCAACTTGGTTTACCAGCACCTTGATGTCTGTGCCAATTTTATCGTTGCCCTCTTTGTCTTTGTAAACGTCAAGCACCGGGCGGCCGCTAATATACACCTGCGTCCCTTTGCTCAAGAACTTAGCAACCCCAGCAGGCTGGTTGTTCTTGCCGAACAGGGCACAGCGAAACCATTGGGTTTCTTCGCCTTTGCCGACCGCTACCGAAAAGGTTGCAATGTCTTTGTTCTTGCCGACTAACTCGGCATCTTTGCCAATACGGCCAATCAATTGAATTTGTAACATGGTTAAATGGTTAAATGGTTATGGGTTAAAGGTACTTATTTTTTCTTTTGCTTGCGTTCGCTTATCAACTTTTCCACGATATACGTGCCGATGTCGGCCCCTGTCATGCCGCACCAAGATATCAGGTGTTTCAAGTCGGCATATCGGTTCGCACAATTGCCGATGGGCAGTTCTTTGGGTTCGTCCCCTTCCTTGATTGCAAGGCTGATGGTGGCGACAACCCCCGTAGTTGATGCCCGAATAATAAGCGGGGCCCCAAGGTAAATTGGTTTAATCAGCAAGCCCCAGTTAACGCCGTTTAGGTGCTGAAAGCCAAGTTTTTCTAATTGTGTTTTTGTCATGGTGTTTGTTTTTAATTGTGAAAGAAAATGTCGCAAGGTATTTCGTACAAGGTAGGCTGATTTTCGTTCAAATCCAACTCAATCGATTCCAACTCAATCAATACCATACGCAGATGCTCCGCCAGTTGAAGACATTTGCTATAATACTCCTTGTCCCCGATTTTTGTATTGTTTACAAATTTTATGCTGTGGCTAACGCTGGCATGGTCGCAGTTAAGCAAAGCCCCAATTTTCTCCATTTTCATTCCAGTAACAGCCCTGAGAGCAAACCGAAAAGCGTGTTTACAATTTATTTGTTCTGTAAACCTTCGCTTTGTAAGTGCAGTTTCAATCGGTACTCCCCAGTATGCGGCCATTTCCCTTAAAACCGTTTCTTCGTATCCGGGCTTGATGGGATATTTTACATTAGCCACAATTCTTTTAGATAAAATTCGGTCAATGTATGCCTTGACTTCTAATAAATTAACGTCCTTGCGGTTTAAATAGCGTTTAAAATGTCGTGTCATTTCAGTTTTGTTAATAGTTCAACTTCAATAATATTGCGGCACATTTGTACCCTGTCGTAAATGGCCTCGATTAGCACATCATCCCGCTTTATTTCGTAGGCCTTAATGCGGTATTTTGCTGGTACGTGGTCATAGCTTTGCACCTCGCCGCATATTTCTTCAGGGGTTGGCATAAGCACATAAACCAATTGGGCGTTTTTAAGCCCCGTTAAGGCCATATAACCTTGCAATTGGTACACATACCCCAGCGGCGGCTTAGAATCCCACAAAGGGAAGGTAAAAGCGTCCCAGCTGCTTTTAATGTCAACGATGCTTGTGCCCTCCACGATGTCGGGCGTACCGGTTAGCCAATCATTTTCAAATAACCGTTCGTTCTTTTCGGGCATGAACCAGCCAAGGTGGGTTCCAGCAAACTCGATGGCGGCATCTTCAACCGCTCGGCCCTTCGCCATAGGCTTTGTGTCCAGTTGGCGGCGTACTCCGAAAAGTTGCTCAACAACCCAATCTTGAAGGAAGCCGTAGCAAGTTGCCCCGGCCGTGTCCTTCCCCCTGCCATTGGCCATAATTTGACCAATGGCAGAACAGCGTGCTTTAAACTCCTTCATTGCCGATTTGTTTTGAATAGATTGCAATTGCCTTTTCAACTGTTGCTTGGCTGCTTGCCCATGCCTTTACGTTGATGCACTCGCTATCGTTGAAAGGGTTTGCCTTGGCTCGGCTAACCTCGGGCAGTTGTTCGGAAATGTCGAACAACTGATTGCAAAGGTCTTGCATCTTGGTAGGCAAACTTAAAAATGCGATAGGCTGCTGCACCTTGGCGGCAACTGAATACGTGTCTTTATCGGCATCTTTTAACTCCTCGGTAGGTATAAGTAGCATTTGCATAAGGGCGTACTTTAAAGCTGCTGACATGGCTTTGTTGGTTGACTTGTCCCCGCTGTCCATGGCCTCGCCCTCAACGATTGAAAACACGCTGCTGCCGTCTATTGCGTAGAACGTGAACTTTACCCGCAGAATGGTGTAAAGTAGCAAGCCGCCTTTGGCCGTTGTGCGTTCTTCCCGGTTGTTGCTGACCACATCGCTTGTAATGAACACGCCGTTGCGTGCGAATAGCGGGTGAATGGCGTTGTAAAGGTCATCGATGCCTCTAAAGTTGTACCCCTGCTGGGCGTTTTTGTTGTTCTTGCCAATCGCCGAAACCTCGGTCATAATGTTGGCGATGCTTTGATAGATTTGCATGGTTGTTTGGTTTTATTGGTTATTAAAGTTTACAAGGTTTTCAACGATTTTGATTGCTTGCCGCATTATGGTTTCTTGGGGCAATATGCCACCAACCCAGCGAAGCGATGCGGCGATGAATGGTTTGCCTTTTTCGGGCTTTGCGATTACTTGAATTTTGCCGCCGCCTGTTGATGGGGTTTCTCTAATTTCGTACTTCATCTTGGTTTGTTTGTTTGTAGTTGTTGTTTTACTTTTTTCCAGTATTTAAGGGTAGATGCCTTTTTGTGTCCGTTCGGCCCACCGTTCCATTTGCGGGCGATAACCTCGGCGTTTGCGTAGCGGTTGGTAAGTACCCACATATCAAACGCTTTCATTGATTTGCCGCAATTCCACCTATCATCTAAAGTAAACGGTATGCCGATGCGGTTGAACTCGGCAACCATTATCGGGCGAATCTGCAGGCAGCCGCAAGCGTCTTCGCGTTTGTTGTATGCAAGGTCATTGCCGCCGCTTTCAATCATTATAATGGCGGCTAAAAGTTTAATTAGAATCATTGGTTTAGTATTTGGCAGTTTAGTAGAATCGGGTCGGCATTGCCTGTGTTGTATTTAGCCCTGATGTGGTTTTTCGCCCATATCATTAAAAGCCAGTCGGTCATTTCGGCATCGGCTTCGTAATCTTTTAGGCGGTTGATTTTTTGTTCATCAAGCCAAATGTTTAGCTTGCGAATGTGGGAGCATCGGTCGGGCAAGGCCCATTGAATTGCAATTTGCATGGCGTTTTGAATTAGCCCCCCGATTTCTCAGGGGGCGGTTTTGTTTTACAATCGGTGTTTTACTTCGTTAATACATTCATCAAATCTGCCTTTAATTTCTTGGTAAACTTCGATGGGTATTTTTCTTCCAAATTCATTATAGCCTCCCAACAAAATAGCTATTGCCATAATTTCATCGTGATTGTTTAGGCTTTTTTCTGTGCTTTCATGCTCAATGGTTAATTTGCTAACCTTGTTTCCCATGTTTAAATTTTTAAGATTTGTCATAATTGTGTGTTTTTGTTTGTGTTAATTGAACAGCACAATAGTAAACTTTTAAACAATACGAAACCCCAGCGTTAACACTTTTTAACACTTGGCACAAAAAGAAAAGCCCCAACTTTCGTCAGGGCAATTCAGCAAACAACGGGTTAATTACTTGATTTTGCTTGCAATATCTTTGCCCTTGGCGATTAAATCGTACAGGCGTTTGAGTAGCGTTGTGCCTGTCATTTTCTCGATGTTCTCATCTATGCTTTTGAACTCGATGGCAATCAAAGCAACCCCTACCGTCTTGGTTAAAACGTATGGGGTGTTGATTAACGTGCCAAGAAGGTCGCCAACAATATGCACGTCCATAATAAAAAACGAAATGGTTACGGCTTGGTACATTAGCATCTTCCAAACAACCTTGCTCAGCTTTCTGCTTTCGATTTTCTCGCCTATTTTCTGTGCGGCCATAACGCCAAGCAGGGTGTCAAGGGCAATGAACGCCCCGATGGCAATCATTATGCCAGCCACCGGGGCGAAAAAGGCAAGTATTGAAGCCGATATGTATGCAAAAGTAGATTTCATTACGGGATATTTACACGGTTAACAACCATTGGAGTGCAAGAATAGCATCGGTCATTCGGTAGGCGAAGGTTGACCAACAGTTGTTGCAGTTCGATGTTGTAGTACTGCACATAAAGGCTTCGCTTTTCGTTTGCATCCTCTTTGTTTATCGTGGTAACATTGTTCAGCCTGTCGCTGAAAAGCACCTCATCCATCAATTCAACGCCGCTGGCATATAGCATGGCCCTTCGTAGTCGGTTGCTGAACTGGCACAGCCACGTGTTGTCATCGCATTCAATTGAATAGTTTAACGATACGCCGTGGGTATAGCCAATGCCAACAAGTGCGGTGTCGGTTAGGCTTCCCGTTTTGCTTGTCTTCACGGCCCTTGTAAACAGCAAGTCGCTGAAGCGTGAACGGCGGCCCTTAGAACAGCTTGCACAGTTGGTTGGGTTTATCCACGTATCAAAGGCAACCGAAAGGCCAGCGTCAACGGCAACCATCAAATGAAGGTCTTGGCCGTTTGTCGGGTAGGTCTTATTGATTAGCACGTTTGTTATTTGTCCAGCCACCGAAGTGAAAGGTATCGTGTCAATAATTCTGCCCTGAATAACGTCAATAATGTAAAGGTTGTCGGTAACCGCCCCAGCAAAGAAAACCGAAACGCTGTTCAGGTTAAATTTTAAATATGGGTAGTCGCTTACCAGTATTTCAAGGCCAGCATATTGCCCAGCTTTTACTGCATCGGTAACCTTGTTTTCATCGTAGAAGCCGATTGTACCTTTGTCAACTACCGAAGCGAAACGGCCTTTAATGTCCATGTGCGAACGAAAGTCGCTCACAATTTTATCGCTTGCCCTGTTGACCGCATCTTGCATAACCTCGAAGCCGCTTAATTGCTGGCTGTCGTTTAGGTAGTCGGCATGGTTAATGTCGAAGCCCGGCAATTGTGAAAGCGAAGTTTTGCCGCTTGGTAATGCGGTGCAACCATCGGGCACAAATATCAGGTCGGTAAGGCAAGTTGTCGGCATAGCAAAAGTTTATCGGCCACCACAATTGCACCCTCCGGGCCGTGATGTCGGTTTTGGTTTTGGTTTGTATTTCATGGGGTTAAAATAAGGGGGGCATTTCGCCCCCCTGTATTTGTGAATCCGCTATGGATTAGTTTGAACGGAAAGTCAGGATTCCGTTTACACCTTCCAATCTGTCGCCAGCCTGATACATATCAGAAGGCAAGAAGATGAAATCGTGGTTCAGCGAAATCTCAAAGTTCCAAACCTTTTGGTCAGCACCGTTACAAGTGTACTCGGCACGGTAGTCAAAGGTCAATGGCAACGCTGGGTCGGGGTGCTGTAAAGTACCTTGTACCAAAGTGCTGTCGTTCATTTCCAAGATGCCTTTGAATTCGTTGAACGAAATCATTTGAATGGCTCCGGGGATAACGGCTAATGCGTTTAGGGCATTTCCACTATTCAATTGGATGCGGCGGTCGTAACCAAAAGTTACACCAGCTTGTGATGCATACAATGAAGCAGATACACCGCCATCGTTAAACGCACCGGGTGCAATTGCATTCAATGCCTTGATGTACTTCCACCATTTTTCGCCACCAAACACGAAAGGCATTTGGGTGAAATCGTTGGCCATGTTTTGGAAAGCAATATCCTCAACGGCGGTGGTTTGCGGGACGTTACTGGTGAAGGTAGTAGTCGATTTGAAGGTTGAAGTACCAGCGGGGCTACCAGCATCGACATCGGAAGCGAAGTTGCCGCTGTTTGCTACAAGCTGAATGGCAGCGTTGGTTGCAACTTTGCGGGTTAGCACGTCCATCATTTTGAAGATTTCACGTGCGATGTACGCAGAATCCTGCTCGCAACGCTCTTCCAACTCGGAAGCGGTCAATTTGAAGCCAACGTGGTAACCATCGGAAGGGGTTAGCGAATACAAAACAGAAGTTTCGCCATCGTTGGCAAAAGTTCCGCAAGTAACTCGGCCTCCGTCCTGAACCATTGATTCCAAGAAACGCTGTCCGTAAACAACCTCAACCGTTTTGCGGCCGTGGTCGCGGAAGT